GAACCAGACTCGGGCAGTGGCGGAAAACCGTATCGGTAGCCCCGATTACGCGATGGGCAGTGCGATGGGCGGGGGCAGTGACCGGCGGACTGCGACCGAGATCCAGAGTATCAACGCTCAGGCGATGCAAAGTGGGGATCTGCGGGCGCGACTATTCCGTATGGCACTGGGCAAGATGTACCGGCAAGCTTGGGGACTTTATGTTCAGTATGATTCCAAGAGTTTACGATATCGATTTGCGGAGGACTCGCTGGATGCGGATCCGGTGGCATTGCACGATCAATATGAGCTGGAACCGAAGGGCGGTATGGACATGGTCAGCCGGCAGATGATGGTTCAGCAGGCCATTAACCGTAAGCAACTGTTCCAGAACAGCCCCTGGGTCGATCAGGTGGAGCTGGATAAGAGCATCATGGAGCTGGATGACCCGAGCCTGATCAAGCGATTGATACGGGATCCAGGTCAGAAGCAGCAGGATGAGCTGGAGGACGAGACCAAGACGATCCCGACACTGCTAATCGGCATCCCGGTGCCGGCTAAACCGGGTCAGAACTTCGCGGGCCGTATCGGTGTGCTGATGCAGTACCTGAATGGGGCGATCCAGCAGGGTCAGCAGTTCAGTCCGGCCTCGAAGAATGCGTTTATGGTGCGGATTGATAGCCTGTTGCAGGGGTACGAGCAGGTGGCGACCAATGAAGCGCGGAAATTGCGGGCTGAGATCCAGAAGTTCCTGACCAGCAGCGGTTTGTTGCAGCAGCAGCAGCCTCAGATGCCAATGCCGCCCGCCGGACCAGAGCCGCAGATGGCCCAGCCTCCCGTTCAATAAGCTATGACCTGCAAAGATTGCCGATATCGAGCCTCCGACAAGACCTGCCGGCGGTTTCCGCCTACCAGTAGGCCAACTTGCTGGCCCACTGTGCTGGATTTCGATTGGTGCGGAGAATTTTACGCTATGACCGCTATTATTGTGGAGCCTCAGCCCGTTTTGACCTCGATTCCGGTGCAAACCCAGCCCCAAGCTCCGTTAATGGAGCAGCTTGAGGAGGGTGTAGCACCGAAGATCAGGTTCCAGAAGGCCAAGAGGCAGGAGAACATCAAGGAGTTGCAGGATTCACCGCTATTCCAATCTTGATATGGCCGAGTACCAATGATCTCACTCATTTCACGAGTCCGCGCCGCATGGGCTTTTGGCCGGCATCAATGCTGGGTCGATGCGCTTCCTTGGAACAGGGATGACGCGACCACCCTCAATAACTTTTTCAAGAGCGAGACCGGAAAAAAGTTCAAGGACGCTCTCCTGAACACTGTTCTTATGCAGAACGCTTCTGCAATTACGGACAGAAACCATTTGCAATACTCCTCTGGATTTGCAATGGGTCAGGCCAGTCTTGTGAAGGTCATCGAGATGATGGCCGACCGAGAATCAATTACGGGACAGGAAGATGATCCGGATTCTGTCACGAATACATAGGATCAAAGTTGCGGTTGCTGCGTCTGTGCGGACCAGCAAACGAATACAAGCACAATATGTCAGATGAAACAATGAGTGCCGATGCGATGCTCGCTTTGGCCAATGATCACGATGCTGGTGTCGATATCGACAGCCAACCACGGGAGCAGACTCAAAATAAAAACGAGTCAGCTTCGGTTGAGCAAGATTCCTCCAATGAGGGGAGTGCCAGTAAAGAGGTCAATGACCGCGAGCAAGATGATGTAGGCACGAGCAGTAAGTCAGAGACCGATTCAAAGGCCAAGCAGAAGGAGGAGAAGCCGAAGGATCAGAAGAGCAAATTCGCCCAGGATCAGAATCGAAAGACCAAGACCTGGGAACAAATCAACGCTGAGAAGGAGGCTATCAGGGCCGAACGCGAGGCGGTGAGGCGTGAACGGGAAGAGTGGATCAAGCAACGGGAGCAATCCACGGTTGCTGATACCAATTCTTTTCGGGACGAGAAGGGTTACACTGCGGAGGATTACGAGGCTGCGGCCAAGGAATTCGATGCGGATGGTGACTCTCAGTTGGCCAAAGCAGCGCGAGCTAAGGCTGATGGCGTCCGTAAGACCGTGAGTGTGAAGCAGCAGCAGGTTCAACAGGAACGCTTTACGAAGACCTGGGCAGATAATTTCAACAAGTTATCCGAGAAGGAGACTTGGTTGAAGGATCAGTCCAGTAACGAGTACAAGCGAACGGTTGAGTTGTTGCAGCGCATTCCGATCTTAACAACGCTGCCCAATGGGTTAGCCCATGCGGTAGAATTGATGAAGCTCCAAGATACTGCGGGTCGATTTCAGTCTGTAGAAGCCGAGAATAAGTCTCTGAAAGAACAGCTCAACAAGCTCCAGCAGAAGACCGCCATTGGTAAAAGCGTTCCGGCAGGACAACTCAAAGCAGAGGAAAAGGATTTTTCCAAGCTATCCCAGAAGGAGCAAAGGGATGCGCTCATGCGAGCGACACGAGAGTTCGACCGGGAAAGCAACCAATAGCACAACCACAACTAAAATATGGCAGGCATTACTACTTCAACCACGCTAACCAGTCAGTTCCAGAACTTCTTCAGCAAGGAGCTTCTCTCGATCGTCCAACAGGAGACGATTCTTGATCAGTTCTCCATGAAGACTCCGATCCCCAAGAACAACGGTAACAAGGCCATCACGATGTTCCGCTTCGGTTCTCCGAGCGTTGCTGGTGTCCAGACCATCAGTTCTGAAGGTACTCCTATCAGCTCTGGAAACTATCGTTCCCTTGTTCTCAACAGCCTCAGCAAGACGCTCGCTCAGTACGGTCAGGTGATCGGATTGACCGACATCCTCCGCGCTACGGACCTGTTCAACTCCCTCCAGCAGGCCACCAAGACCTCTGGTCTGGACATGGCCCTCTGGGTGGACTCAGTCATCCGTAACACCCTGATCGGTTCCAACCTTTTGACCAGCGGTTCCTCGATTGGTACCCTTCCTGAAGTTGGCACTGTCGCTTCTCCTGGTCCGTTTGAAAACTCTGATCGTTGTAACGACAATGCTGCTGCTGGCGGCATCAACGTGTACGGTAATCCTGGTACTCTGGGAGCTGGAAATCAGACCTTCACTGCTCTTAGCACTGACCTCACCGCCATCAACACCACGATGAAGGCTGAGGGCGTCCTCGATTCCATGACCCGTCTGAAGCGTAACCGCGCTCCGATGATCAATGGTGGCTACGTCCTCGCAACCGATCCTCGTGTTACCCGCGATTTGATGCGCGATACCGATTGGTTGAACGCTTCCAACTACGGCAACAAGGGTCAGCCGTTCTACAAAGGAGAGGTTGGTTCAATCTACGGTTGCCGAGTGGTAAACCAGACCAACTCGTTTGTCAGTCAGGCCAGCACGACGATTGCCGGTCAGCAGTTCGTTTACAGCACTGCTGGCGGAGGTGGTTTAACCGCCACCTCGGATGTTATCGCCTCGTTCTTCTTTGGTAACGAGTCGTTTGGTATCCCTGCCTTGACCGGTGATGATCCGTTGTCCCCGAAGGTTGTGATTACCGATACCCCCGACAAGAGCGATCCGTTGAACCAACTCGTCACCGTTGGCGTGAAGCTGTACTTCGCCGCTCTGCGTTTGGCCGCTGGTAACACTGGCTCTACCGGTAACCCGGTCTGGTACTTGGTCCACCGCACCAAGACCGCTTCCACGCTGTAATATGCGACCTAAGACGGCCACCATCATGGTGATTGCCGTCGGCCCAAAGGGGCATCGTCGAGAAATCGGTGGTGCCCCTTCTCATTCCGCTTGCGGATGTGATGAGGCTGACAACAATGCGCCAATGATTGCGATTCCAGTCGAGGCTCTTTCCACTGACACGGAAGATGGCCAACAGGCTTCCCCCGAGGTTGGTGATGAAGTTGTCCTACAGGAAGTTCGGGGTATTCTCAAGAAGCTTGAAAATGGTGAGGCTTACGTTGAGATCCAAAGCGTGAACGGTATGCCCGCCGAGTACGAGAAGGCCGGCAAGGAATCAATGGAACCAATGGACGAAGAAGGTATGCGAAACATGGTTTCCGAGTACGACAGCGAGATGGAGTCTTAACATGCCAATCTACACCTTCGAAAACAAAGGCAAGTCCTTGGAGCAAATCGCTCCGATGGGAACCGATTCTCTTGTGATCAAGGGTGAACGCTGGACGAGGCAGCCGGTAGCCCGCTTCGGGGTTACCGGTTTTGCCCGCGAAGCCGAACTCAAGGACAAGGTGAAGCAGGGCTTTAGCCGGATGGAAGACCGGCAGGGTACCCGCTTTGAAAGCACTTTTAGCAAGAATCAGATCCGTAAAATTTGGGACATATGAGCATAGAATCTAATCTGGCAACCGAGTATTCGATGGGCAATGCGGGCTTCCAGCTCGTGACCTCTACCGCGTTGACCACTGGCCCATTCGTTGCGATCACCACGATTGCCGCAACCACCTTTACCTCGATTACCGGTAATAACATCAGCGGCACTTGGTCCGCAGTGGCTATCCCCGCTGGCATTACGCTTCCTGGGCCAATCACAAGCTTCCAGATTTCCAGTGGTCAGGTGGTTGCGTTCAACGGAATCATCAGCTCCTAACCGTGACACTCGCTCTCGGAACACGATTGGCTTCGAGTGGGTCTGGCGGAAACGTCACGCCCATCGATCCGCCTGTCGAGAGAAGGGCTATTGTTACAGAGGATTTACAACCATTTGCTTTAGAGTTTGATACAATAGCAGTGGATTTTCTTGTGGCATCAGATGGGACTTATGATGTCCTTAGTCTTGAAGGTGGAGTATCACCAATTAACATTTTAACAGAAGCGTCAGATAAATTCATTCTAACAGTTTACTAATATGGCAGACGTAAAAATCACAGCCTTAACGGCCATTTCAGCTAATCCGGTTAATCCGGCAACCTTCCCTATGCCAATGGTGGATCTGCTGGATACCAGCATGGCCGCGAGCGGTACCACCAAGAAGGTAACCGTCAACCAGATCCTGGGAGCCGGCGGCACCGCCACCCTCGCCTCCGCAACCATCACCGGCGATCTGACGGTGCGGACGACTAAGCTGGCGGTTACGAGTACCGGTGTTGGTTGTGGCACTGCTACTCCGGCCAATCAACTTTCTGTCCGCAATGAAGGTGCGTCCGGTGTTTCTGTCATCGACGTTAGAGGCGGAACTGGTGGTGCAGGCGCACTTCAGATTTCCGGTAATGGAACCACGCTTGGAACGACTAGTTTTGATTTTATTCAAAACGGCGCAGGGGCGTTTATCCTTAACCGAGATGCGACTCCATTAGCGTTTTCTGTAAACGGATCAGAACGCTACAACATTGGCACTACCGGCATCTCAACGTGGTCCGTAGCTGGCACCACCGCCATGACCCTCAACTCCACCGGACTTGGGGTGGGTGGAATTGTAACGGGAACTGGACCGACTATTTTGGTCGAAGGAACCGCTGGCACTTACGCTAAATTCAACTCTAAAGTCGGAGCAAAAACATGGAGTGCTGGATACCGATCTGGAACGCTCCAGTACGAAATCCAAGAGGACGCAACCGAACGATTCGTAATCGCCAATGGCGGCAACGTCGGCATCGGAGTTACGCCGAGTGCGAAATTCCACTCAAAAGCTGGAGCGGTGACGCTTGGAGGAATAATCGAAACCGGCGGTGCGAGTTCATTGCTATCTTTTGCTGATGCTGGGACGTCTAGCTACACGCGAGTTCAAATTGGATCGGTTGGAAACACTCTCGTTGGTCTAATCAATGGTGTCCAAGCATTGACCCTCGACGCGAGTGGGAATTTGCTGGTGGGTGTTGCGAGCAGCAGCAATCGTTTAGACATTCAAAAATCCACCGATTGTGCGGTGTTGGTAAAATCCACCGGAGCGAATACGAACATCGCGATGGACTACGTTTCCAACTACGGAAACCACACCATCCGAAAGAGCGGAACCGCTGTTTGGGATTTTGGTGTTATCAACGACAGTTCGGCAACTCCTGCATTTAAGTTTTCAAACGGACCTTCTGCTGTCGGTGTTCAGCTTGTCCACGGCGCGACCGCTTGGACCGCGCTGTCCGATGAAACGGTAAAGGACATTATCGAGCCTATCACCAACGCCATTACTAAGGTTGGTTCGCTCCGATCTGTCATTGGTAAGTTCAAGACCGATGACGCAAGCAAGCGTCGATCATTCCTAATCGCCCAAGACGTTTTTGCCGTGCTTCCTGAAGCGGTCGATGTAGTTGGCGAGAAAAACGAACTTGGTGTGCGTTATAGCGATGTCATACCGCTGCTTGTCGCTGCGATTAAAGAACTGTCCGCTGAAGTCAACGCTCTGAAGAACGCCTAATAATATGACCATCCTCTGGATCATCGAACGCCTTCTCGTTAAGCCGACCGAAGGCTCACTCACCGATGTCGTTATCACCGCCGACTGGCGTTGCAACGGCACTGAAACCATCGGCACCGGCGACGACGCAAAGACCTACAGCGGCACTTGCTACGGCTCATGCTCGTTCCAACCGCCGACTGGTTCGTTCACGCCTTATGAAGACCTGACGCAGGCGCAAGTCTTGAACTGGTGCTACGCCAATGGTGTCGATCAAGCGGCCATCGAAGCGAACGTGACGCAGCAGATCAACGATCAGATCAATCCTCCGGTGATTGCTCCTCCGTTGCCGTGGGTGCCGGTGCCGCCTCCGGTTAAGGTTGCGGAGCCTGTGGTTATCGCTGACGCTCCCTCCGCATGATCAAGATCGAACTCACTCAGGAGCAGGCCAACAGCCTCCTCCAACTCATCGACATTGCGGTTAAGGCTGGTGGCGTTGCTAACGCCCGTGCAGCCCTTCCGCTTGTGGACCTCATAGTCTCAGCCGCACAGCCTAAATCCGAGTAATGGAACCAACGAACAGCAGCACCAGCCCTGGACTCAGCCTAGCAGCAGCGGCAGGTGCCACCGCTGTTTCGTTTATTCCATGGCTTACCGACTGGGTACAACTTATCACTGCGCTCATTGGCTTAGCCTGCGCCTGTTACGGAGCCTATAGGCTGTTCAAATCCAAATGAAAAACACGAAAACAACCCTCGCTGGTGTTGGTGCCATTCTCGTTGCTGTTGGTGGGGCTCTTAAGGCCCTGTTCGACGGTGACCCGAGCACCAATGTCGATCTAACTACGACCATTGCCGCGGTCACCGCTGGCATTGGCTTGATCTGGGCCAAGGATGCCAAGGAAGTCGAAGCTCCTAAGCCGTGAACTGGGTCTACCAGATCCTTCGGGCAATCCTCGACTTCCTGCGAGCAACACCACCTACCGATGTGCAACATGGCAAAGCACCTGATGATCTCAAGAATGATCTGGCTGCTCGTGTTGCCGATCTGCCTGGGTTGCCAGCAGACGAAGGTGGTCCTAGTGCCAAGCGGTGATCCTGTGATGTTGGCCGAGCCTACCAAGGCCAGCGTCTACGGATTCGATTCTGATAAGAAGCTGGTGGGGCCATCCAAGGTGGTCTTGCCAGCAGGTTGGTACGTTTTACCAAAGAACTGATATGGGAACACCACTCACAGGCAGTAGCGTTGCATCGACCTACACTGGCCTACTCAAGAACTCCGACAACTCCACCGTAGGCGCAACGCTCAAAGCCATCAGCGACGGCAGCGGCAATGACTCCGCACTTGAGATCTCCAATGCCGCAGTCAATAGCAAAGGCAACTTCAGCGTAGGAGTATCCGCTGACAAGCTCACAGTGGCTGCTGCAAGCGGCAATACGCTCATTGCAGGCACTCTTGGTGTCACCGGGGCTACCAACCTCTCAAGCCTCGCTACAAGCGGTGCAGCGACCATAGGCGGTGCGCTCAATGTCACCGGAGCAACCACGCTCACCGGCAATCTTACGGTACCGGGAAACCTCGCGGTCACTGGAACCACCGGGGTAACCGGTAATTTTGCGGTCAATACCAACAAATTCACGGTCGCGGCAGCAAGCGGAGATACGGTTATTGCTGGAACACTCGGTGTCACTGGAGCGGTTACTGCAACCGGAAATTTGTCTACCTTAGGCGCTCTTGGTGGAAACGCTCTTTTGATTAACGGAAACGGTACAATAACCGGATATCTTAATATATCAGGGGACTCCAACATAGGAAATGCCGGTACCGATACATTGGTTATCGCATCAAACAACATCACGGTTCCCAACTTATCAACCGTAACGGTTGATCTTGCCGCCGACAATGTACTGATCAAAGATGCAACAGATAATAAGGTAAGGCTTGTTGCCGCTAGTTCATTGGGGATAAGTGCTTCCAATGCTCCTCAAGTAAAACAGACTCTCTATCAAGACTCCACCGCTGGTGCGAGTCCGTTCGTTGCCACAAGTGCTGGATCAGGAACTGAAATAACGGTTCTTACCACATCGATTACTCCTAGGTCTATAGCTTCAACAGTGTTGGTTACTATAGCTATCAACTACGGTGCTGATGGAAACTTGAATTACGGAGCATTCAGAGTAACTCGTAACGGAACTCCAATTGGATCTAACAACATTGGTACAGACTTGTTCGGTATTGCACCGTTCCCTGGTGTTGGACCTGTTTTCAACAGCTTTTTCAATAGCCAGTTTATCCAGATTCTTGATTCACCGGCATCTGCATCTGCTGTTACTTACAAGATTCACTTGTACGCTACTGGACCGTCGGTGTTTCCGCAAATGTGGGTTAACAAGACGTATCAAGATGTTATTAACGGAATAAACTCTCCGTCCATTGCCCGAGTCAGCTCCTCAATGATCTTGCAAGAATACTTCGCATGAAACCCTCCGAAGCGGCTCAAGCGGCTTGCGACAAGCTGTCGTTCACAGACTCGGCCACCATCGCGTTGGCCAAGAAGTTCTGTATCCGCCGCTACTCGATGATCTGGGATTCCTGCCTGTGGAACGATACCCTCGGCGTGATCTCCCATCCAGTCACTGCTGGAGATGAACTTGTCACGCTCTCGGACTACGTCACCTCCGCCTACGCTTCAGGTACCGGTTACAATACCTTCATCGACTTCCCCGTAGCCATTCGTTTCACCGTCACCGGGGATACCGATGGTATTGAGATTCCCGCCGCGGAATGGGTCTCATTCTTCCAGCTCGATCCCAACAC